TTGGCTTTCTTGGCAATAGCCTTAACGATTGCAGACTTAATCGGCTTAGTAAATAATCCGAGGCCTACAATCTCAAGCGTACCGTTCACCCAGCCAACAACCTCGGCAGTGTTCTCCGCCAAACCCGCATCAAACCCAAGCTCAAGCATTTCCCGTTTGGCGTGACCTGCCTCAACTCTCCTCGCCTGGTCGAATACTTCAGATGTAGCAAAAGCCGCCGCCATTGTGCCACCAAGCACAGGCACTGTGATAGCCTCTTCTGGTAGCAACGCTTGTGGCCCCATCTGTCCAGACACAGCCGCTATAGTCGCGCCCGTTGCCGCTCCAGCGGAAGCCTTGTTCATTATTTCATCAAGACCGTCAATCATCTGGCCAATAATCATTGCCGCCTCGCCAAAGATGCTTGAAGGCCCGAAGATGTCACCACTGGTATGGTAACCCTTCATGATGTTGTCTATTTCATCAATGCGTTTTTGGTTCTCTATTTTCTGGCTATCGTTAAGACTTGAATGACCATGCAAGCGAAGTCCCTGCTCACGCATGAGCCTACCTTCGTCAAACTTATCACCCAAGTCCTTCCATACAGTTTCCCACCAGGACAAGTTTTCAACATCTTCCGGCACTTGCATGACGCTTGCTAGTTCACGATCCTGCATAAGCTCTTTAAGGAACCGTGTCTTCCCTAAAGATTCGTTTGCCTGGTTGATCTTAATTTGCCGCTCTGCCCCAGCGGGGTCAGTCTCAACGCGCTCCACATCCTGTCCAAGCTCTGTTGCCATTTGATGGTTACGAATAGCATCGCGAGGATTGCCATCAAGCGACATCTCCATACTGCTATCAACGCGCTTCTGGGTATGATCTTCTTCAAGCTGGCCTGTCAGTAGGCCAACATCTTCCAAATTACTTAAACCCGTTGGCGCGATAGGTGACAGCCCTGTGTCCTGCTCGGCAGGATCAGGGTCACCAATCAAAGGGTCTTTAAGCTCTGGTTCAGCATCAATGTAGAAGTCGTCTAGTAAGCTCATTCCATCTCCCGTTTCTCATCTTCAATCTGCTGTTTTCTCTGGACGATATAATTATCGTAAGCCTGACCAGCTAGTCCCCCGTAATCCCTTACAATGATTTTCTTGCCAGCTTCCATCTGGTTAACATTGAGGCCACGCACATACTCCGCAAGTTCGGTCTTAGTGATGGTCTTGCCGTTCTCGTTATCATTGTTAGGTATCCTAATACTGGACAACTTAACGTGTTTGTTTGTACCTCTCCACAGTTCAGCTATATTCTGGGCGGTAGCTGGGAGTCGGTATCTATCAAGACGCTCAGACACAACTTCTTTAATCAGCCTACCGTCTTTATGCTTAGTGCCGAGCCAAGCGTTAATCTTGTTAAGTTCAACAATCTCCTCGTTCACAATAACGTAGAAATCTTCTGGCAAGCTACCTTCAGCCTCTGCCACTGACCGCAATTTGTGGTCATCAGCATTGATGTTAAACCAGCCCCATTTCTTATCCTTGTGGTTCTTAATATAAATCTTATCTCTAGCCAAAACGTCAGCTATTTTATTTCTCACACCATTAGGCACCTGGGCACCACCGTTTGCCTCACTCCATCTGATCTCTGCCGCTTCCGCCGCGTTACGCACTGTGGCAAATAGTTGAGGGTCACCATCAGTGCCTGTCTCCTCATACCCTTCAGCCTTCAAGGCATCATTTACTCTTACAGTAATACTTCGCCCAAACTCTTGCGTGATCTTATCGCCGGGTACTGGGAAGTCTTCCTCTGTCTGCTTCAGGAAAGATGCCGTGAATGTATCCTTGACGATTTTATTGAACTCTGCATCGGTAGGCCCAATGCCATTATGTGACTTTTTGAATGCCGCGACAGCCTGATCCATCTTAATGTTCGCTGTTCCTTTACGCGGCTGATGCTCGGCACCAACCCACTTATAGTGGTCGTAAAGGTCGTTAAGTTTCTTCTGATGCCCCAACTCGCTAGAATCACTTTCTTTCTCTGCCAATTGCTTGTTCTGCAATGCCTGTAAAGTCCCTGGTTTAATCTTGTCATGATACATGAGGTCTAAGTTCAAAGACTTAAACTTCTCCATATCGGTACTAATCATATCCACAACTTCCTGGTAATACCTTGAGTTTGACCTATTGGATATAAACGGTTCCCCTTCTCGTAACGATTTCAGCTTGGATTCCATCCGCTCCTTACCAGTGGAATCCAGCAAGTCGTACATCTTCTTAATCTCAGGGTCGGTAATCCTGGATAAGTCAATTTTCCCAGCAGTCGCACGGTTGTCCATAATGTATTTATACACAGCATTCTCACTCTGTGTTTTCTGTTCCGCACGTTTCCTTCGCCCCCAGCCCTCAATCCTGTTTAAGTGGGTAAACGCCTTGCCCCTTATAGTCCCGTCCTTTGTCTTATCCATTATGTACGCGATTGGGTCTGGTTGTGATTCAGCTTCTACGGCTAACATGGTTGCCGTTAAATCTATCTCTTCTGCCGCGATTGCATTGTTTATGGAAACTCTTGATGTTTCCGTGAGATTAGCGGTATACTTTTGTGCATAGGCTTTGGCATCAGCCAAGGCGGTTTCTCTCCCTTCAAGCCCCTCTTGCGACAGCATGACCCTTATCATTCCTTGATGAGCAATTGCTTGTTTAGCCAATATCTCTTCAGTAACCATCGCCGCATTCCAGCCTTTAACAACGCCAATGCCTTTGACTGATGAGGCCATGTTACTAAGCTCACGTTTTTGTTCTGCATCTGTAACTGCTAGTGTATAGCTGGTAATCGTAGCGCCAAGACTTGACTTGTATGAATCTAGCAAAGCGGCATCGGTTTGCTGATCCTGGTGAATACCAATAGCGTTCATGTAGTCTGGCTGTCGGACCTTAATCGCCAACGCTATCCTGCGCTTCTGTCTATCGCTCATGCCATCGTGCTTCTGCTTGAACGCCTGGTGAGAAGACGAACCATCACCTTCGAGCCAATTGTCCATTACTGCTTTTTCAGACTCAAAGATATTCTTGGCATCGTGCATTTTATTGGAATACGCAGTACGCTTACGCCCTAGCTCCCAAGTCTTGTACGCCGCCATTGTTCCTTCAAATTCTTCTAGGTCCAGTTTGCCTTGACGCGCCACGGCAAATTTCTGCACTGCATCAGCCGCAACGCCAATCTCTTTACCAAAGCCTTCTTCAGCAGAAACCATATCCCTGGTTACACCACTGGTCTGGGTAGGCAATGCGCCTGGTTGAATGGTGCCGCTGACCTCGTTAAAACCTCTCGGTATTGTTGCCATAATATTTCCCTATGCTTGAGCCATTGCGAATGAACCAGCAGAACTTAATAGACTGCCCATAAAAGCCCTATTGCCTCTAGCTGATGGATTGATTGTCGATGCTTTATTTCTTGCCGCTTCTTCCTTACGCTTGTAGTTCAGCCGCTTAAGTTCATTAGCATCTTCAGCAAACTGACGATTCCTCTCGATGATTCCACGCTCCTCGGCCTCGATCACATTGGTGCTGTGAATAACATCTACCGGACTGCCACCACTTATCCTGATATTCCTACCAGCGTAAATTGCCCTGATACTGGCTTTCTGGTGCAGAGACTTCCTTCGGACCCGCTTATCCGCGTCAACACTCGCGGCATTTACTCGCATCTGGTTAAGATCAGTAATAGTCTGGTTGTTCATTGCTTCCTGGACGATGGAATAGTACCAAGACAGTTCATTGTTTGCGTCAACGATAGCCTGGGTTCTATCCCCTGATGCCTTCACCCCGGCGGCAAATCCGAACATAGCCTGGTTGCTAGGTAACCCAGTGGTATCCGCACTCGCACTCTTAGAAGACATAGCCTTAACTCGGCTCCCAACCTTAGTAGGGTCATACTCGGCACTAGGAGTTCCGCTTCCAGAACCATAATCCCACGGCCAGTATAGGTTCCCCCCGCGAACATCATCAAGGTAGTGGTCTAATTTATCAAGGAAAGGCTCCTCTGTGGCTATTTGGTTTCCATTATTCCAGTACCAGGGATCATCAGATATGTTTGCCATCACTCTTCTCCTTTTCTATATTTGTTGACACGATACCCCTGCAACTGGAACCCTAACCGCTCGTATAGCTTGAGAGTTCTCTCAGGATGTATGCCAGACGAAACATCTATGGTAATCAGCACGGCACCTCTATCCCATGCCCACTTCTCATAAGCAGATATAAGTAATAACCCTGACGGGCCTCCCCTATGCTCCTCCCTAATGAAGTAGCAAAGCTCATTGGCCATAAGATCGTCACTGAAGTGGTGCGGGGTTACCAGGCCAAGAAACATACCAACGGGAGAACCGTCCTCCTCGGCTATGAATGAACAGCCCACCTGCACCATAAACTCTGAACACAGGAAGGAGACTAACTTGTCCTCGTTAAAACTCATGCCGACAAAAACAGGCGATTCCTTATGCAACTCTTTGCTCATAGCAACGATAATAGGAATATCGTCTGGAGTACCTTCCCTAATCACCAGGGCACTCTCTTTAAGCTGAACCAAGTTCTACCTCCAGGGTTGTGGATAGGATTGATATAGGGCTTGGGTCTGATTGTCTAATCGCTATCTGCCCACTGCGTGACCATGCTGGGTCCAGTTGTATCTCTATTTCATCGGATGACATTTCCGTGGGTGCGTCATACGCTTCAGATGTTCTTTGTGCATACTCGCGCAAGTGGTCAAAGTCTGGACCAACCTTAATCCCCCTGGCCTTGTCAACTCGCAGATATGCTTTGGATATTGACTTGAAAGTCCCTTGCCCAAGGCCATCCCCTTTAGCAACAACCAGCGGAAGTGTTTTCAAATCAGAGGTGTACGGCAGTCCCGCATGAATACGCGCCGCCCCCCTGCTTAAGGTGATAGAACCGTTAGCCGCTACCGTCTGGGACGCAACCACTGATCCGTCCGCGAAAATTGCAACGGACTCACCCACAAGATGGTGCAATCCGTTCACAACCGTTATCTCTTTCCTGGCTTTACCACCAGTGATGTAAGTGCTGTAAGCAGAACCATCGACTGCCGCAGGAGTTGCCGCCGTGTTGTAAAGCTCAAAGGTGTTCGTTGTTTTATTCTTTACCGTGTACCGGTTACCGTTAAGCTCGGTCATCCCAGTGTCAATACCAAGACCAGCCAGGTCTGTGATCTGCACAACATCATCATCAGAGAAGCCGTGAGCCGCCGCTGTGACCACCGGAGGGTTTGCCGTGGTGACAGCCGTGATTGCCTGTGGGTCATCATAGGACAAGCCAGAGTCAACATGAAAAGCATCCCTTATGTCTGAGAATATCCTGGAATGGAACCGCTCAACAAACCTTCTATCGACTCCATTGACTCTGCGTTTTACGACAGCATATGTCATCTTTTCCCCGTTAGACTCAGGGATAACACACACAGACTCAAACTCACCGGCAGTTGTATGATGGTGCCAGCCAAGCACATCCGGTTTCTGGCCAGACAGGTATGTCAGTCCAAGCAGTTCACCGTCTGATCGAACAGCCCAGATAATGGATACGGGGGTACTGGAATAATCCCAATCAGAAATGGTATACCCATCGAACAGGTGAGGCGCGATAATAGATATATCTCTAGGCTTATATTTATCAGTCTCGAAGGAATAGTTCATGTCATACACATGACCCCCTAAATCAGCGACAAATAGAACCGCATCACCAGATACGATAGGGGGTTTATTACTTGAACCAACATAGCTTTGCGGGCGCAGTGAGATAGTGGTCGGTGTTAAGGCATCAGAGTTCTGAGTTGCCAGCTTCCACTCGGTTGCTGATGTAAAGATTATCAGTTCATCTAATGGGATGAGGTGCCTGATGCTATTGTATTGTCTGGCTGACAGGGTAAAGAGTATTGAGTCATCGTCTTGTGACGGGATCGACTTAGATAGATTCGATTCAGTCCCAGGGCGTGTCATCCAGGTAGACTGCGGATCATTGTTGGTCGATGCAAAAACCCTTCGCTGGTCATGGTAAGACACGGTTGAAGGGTAATCATTGGCACCATTGAATGGGGTTTGATTCTCAGGAGGAGAGATCAGGACATCGGCGCTGATGTTGTCATCAACAAATGAGAGGTCAGATGTTTGCCCAATGTACCCGAAGACCCCATTATCTTCTTTGTATACGTTGTACCTGGAAGCGCCGGACACGGCACTCCATGAAATTGTATTCTCGTTACCCGCTACGGATAAATCCTGGGAGGACGTTGTCACCTCTAGTGAAGCTAAGGATTCTTCCAGCGTATCTGACAAGGCAGTCGCAACATAAGTGTATGTGTTGGACCCCGAAGAGGGTGAAGCTGATAGCGACACTCCTGTTTGCACTGCTATGGTCGGCGCAAATGTTATTGTTGCCAACTGCCAATTTGAAGCACCCAGCCTCTTAAGCTCACGCGGAGCGTAACTAGGATGCACAATAGTCATCACATCAGCGGACTGTGTGTAGTTCAGGTCAAATAGGTCGGCAGTGACGTATGGTGTAGTGAGCGTATAAACCCTGGCAGATGTTCCGCCGGAGGACCATGCGGTGTAGGCGGATGAATCAATCGCATTATCTTGCAGGTCGGTAAGCTCAAAGGTTGTCGCTGTCTTGTTGGCAATCTTAAAATATCTGCCATTAAGTTCAGTTGTCCCCACGATCCCAGATAGATAAACTTCGTCCCCATTAGTATAGCTGTGGGTTGCGGTAGTAACCACGCACGGGTTCGCCAGGGTCACTGCGGAGATGTTAAACCCTGATTCCAGTACAGTAGAGCCTTCTGTGTGTATCCGAGCATACAGGTTGCCAAACTCCAGGCTGTAGGCTTGGTCCGTACTAAAAATAAACGGGATCAATGTGACAGCGGTTGACCCCCCATCCTTCACTTCTTTAACAAACTGCAAGCCTGGGCGATTTACCGCAGGTCCATGCGGCAGTGGATGAAAGTTCAGCATCTCTGCCGAGCCTGTCTGGTAGTGGTTAAGGTCGATACGCCCAAGCATCTCAGGGGCGATGACTCCTCCACCAAATGAACGCTGATGGATTCTGGCCATTATGTCCTCGCCTTAATACCGCTCGGTTGATAAGTTCTTAGGTCCAGGTCTGCTTTGCTAACGCCATGAAGTTTCTGCTGGTTAGCATCAATTGTTGCCGCCTCCCCTAATGTTGCCTGGAACTGCTCTATGGTAACCTGCTTAATCTTAGGGTCACGGGTTAATGGTAACGCCAGATAAGAAGCCAGTTTCCACGAAAGCGCATGAACAAACACAGGAGGATACTTCGATGTGTCCTCAATGGTTGCCGTGTACCACAATTCAGCAGGGTCCACTTCTGCAAGCACAACCGTGCCATGAGTGGAATGGGATTCAATCTTGTATTCTGTGGGAGTGCCGTAGTCCTCTGCTACCAACCCCCTGGCAACCAGAAACGGGTTGGGGATTGTAAACCAATAGCTCCACCCAGACGGAGCATCGACAGAGAGTTTTGATAGTAATTGCCTTTGCCTCGCGAATCCCCAATCACGCACTGACAAGGTTTCGTCCCTGGCAATCGGATAAAACTTCTTACAGAGAGCGGCCTGGGTTGAACCGTCAGGCGGAGCAATCGCTGTGATCTCGGCAGGGTCGGCAATATGACCCAGTGCCAGGTTACATATATCGACTTCAGAAGACATCCATGTTCTCCTCTATACAATAAGGTACTAACTCATGTTATTTGCTGGATTTACCGCTCCTGCTACGGGTCTTTCTCTTGACAGGCTTTGGCGCGTCTTCCGCTAAAGCTGGTCGTTTATGTTGCGGTTCCAATAGAGACTCACCAACCGGTTCCTCCCAGGGAGGCTTCCGTTCTTTGTTGATGTTCCCTGCGGCTTTGGTGCCTTTAACATTTGAGGTCAACGGCATTGCCGATTTCTCGATGATAGGAGCGTCAACATCTCCCATCCATGTGCCTCGCGCTTCATCGTCCCGGATTTCAAAGACATCACCAACCCTGCGGCGCTGGGCATCGTAGTATCCAGGTTTGAGAGCTTTTACTTTTATCATCTAATTCATCCTTTAAAAGTGAACCTGGTAGAGGGGCCGAAGCCCCTCATACCAAGCCAGGAGGAGCTGACCGTTAAATAGCGTCAGCAGTGGAAACCCAAGAATAAGCCTCTTGATCCGAAATATACGCATCAACCGTGACCGTTGGCGATGTGCCACCCAAAACATACTCAACGCCGATATAGCGAAGTACCTTTTCAGCAGGAACTACCATTGAGAAGTTTGCCCCTGCGGTCAAGTCAGTAGAAAGCATAATGCGCTCTACCAGGACCGTGCCGAGGCTAGTTGCCGCACCGGTAGCGATGTTGAACTGATAAGTCTCATCACCCGTGGTGAAGTCAGCGGCTACCGTTACATTGAAGTGAACGAAGAGCGGTTTACCTGCGCCAACCTGCCGAGCAGTCTGAGTAAGGTCAACCACGTTTGTGCTATCTGCGGAAGCAGTCAACGCTTGTGCGCTTGAAAGCTCAAGACGCGAATCAATCATAGACATAATATTTTCTCCATAAAGGAAGTTGAAGTTTTATTGAACTACCAATTTATTTATCGGTAGTTATACAATCCGTGCTTCTGCGCTGGTCAAGCTGTCACAACGTCTGACGGGAATGCCATCGAAGGACACAACGTGCTTGCCTCCAACCTGGTCCATCGTAAGATTGACGTTTGTGGTGTTAGCGATCTGCCTACGCAGTACAGAACGGAGTCCGCGATTCATGTAGAACGCAGGTCGGCCTTTACTTTGGTTTGGCAGAAGCTCGATAGCCTGGGCCATCAGGTCCGTAACGTCAGCGCCCGCTGACTTATCAGCAGTCAAGAGAGACTGATCGACATTACAGATACGAACTACATATCTCCAATCCCGCACAGAGAGTCCAACGTCCCACTTGTAGTGAGAACGGTAGGCTTCCATTCGTCCAGAGTTACTGCCATCAGAAGCATCTTCAATTGTCACCTGACCTTTGTCAGTGAACTGGAGCCCCGCTTTTGATCCTTTAGGGTAGATGCCGTGAACGGTATCGGTTCCCCAGGAGATCAACCAGATGGAATTGTTATCAGCACCTGTACCGCCACCATCAATGATATTGTCAGCGTTTGCAGGTCCAGTAATGTCATTGAAGCGTGGAGAGAATCCCGTGAACTCTTCTGGGCTCGTTCCCTCGTTACCATAAACCAGAGTGTCAGAGAACTCCTGGCTCATGCCTTCAATGTGCGCGCGGTCCTCACTCATACGAAACGCGGCTGTGTTGCCATTAAGATCAGCCAACTGCTTGTCAATCTCCGCGTAAGCCTCCAGGCTACCGGTTGTATCGGTGACCTGTACGTTGGTTGCTTTGTTGGGCTGAACGCCTCCATATAACTTTCTCCATGTAGGAGCGGGGAGTCCGGCACGAACCGTGGTGCGGTGTCCGGTAGGCAAGTTGCCCTCGGTCCACACCATGTCATCAAGGATTTCATTTGTCTCGTTGAGAATCTCAACGATATTTGCAATCTGCCCATCTGGATCAGTCGCTTTCGCTACATCCGCCAGGGTTGGATTTACTACTGATAAAGTTGCCATGCTTAATAGTCCTCATTAAAAAGGGTTGTAAAAATTCAACCCCTGGGACTCGCAAGCTCTATCAGTTGAAAATGCTCTACCAACTGAGAATCCGCTCAACATGGGCCATCCGTGGCCTTGATAGAGCAAGTCCGTTCCAGGTATTAGTTAGTTACTTATTCATATTCGGGTACATCACTTCCGCAGGAGTCTTCTTAGTCTCCCTTGGCTTCATGTTGCCCATAACGAAACGATGATCCTCGCTCATCGCCTGTGTCATGCGGTGAACCATCCTGATAACAGAAGGATGATTGCCGTAACCTGTCTCGTTCATGAAGACCTCAATCTCGGTCATCTGCTGACCTTTCATGGTGCCATCCTGATGTAATACAGGCTTGCCATTTGCATCTGTGGCAGGGTCAGAGAAGGAGTTCATGGTCCGCCGTGCGGCAACCATATTCTCCTGCAAATTAGCCCCACCGAACTCTTTGTCGTTCATGGACTCTTTTGCCCATTCCTGATGCATCGCCTCCCTTGCTTCCTGGGAGTTGCTGACAGAACTCAAATGCTTGTCGAGCATTGCTTGCGCGCGATCCGCTTCAGGTAGTTTGTTCAACTCCTCTACAAACGACATATAGTTAGACTTCCCCTCATCACTCATCTCATAACCGTCTGGGACAGTAAGAGTAAATTCAGTTGGCTGACTATCCTGCTCTTGCTTCTCCGAACCAGCCTCGGACGTTGTCTCTTGGCTTTCTGTGGTTTCGGTTTCCTTCTCCGCCGTGGCTTCTGCCGTTGCGGTTACTTCCTGTGATTCTTCAGACATTTGGTTCTCCTTAGATATTTAGAAACATCTTTATTGCTTGCTCCTGGTTCGCTTGCAAGATTTCATCTTTGATTCGATGTCCTGCCTGGTTACGCCCAATCGCCTTATAAATTTCCACATTGTTCGTACCGCTAATGGGTACATTTATGTTTAAGAACGTAAGCACTCCCTTTAAATACCTGCGCCCATGCTCTGATTCGAGTATGTGCCGAAGGTCATCAATCCTTTGATCTACCTTGCTCTTCGCGTCCTGCTTCTTCCTCTCGCGCTTCTCGAAATCGTAGTGACTTGTCATAATTGAGTGAATTGACTCGCGACATTGTTAGCCACGTTGTCTAAGGCGTTGCCATTGCCTTCGGTTTCTGTTTCGCTTAACGTCTTCGCCGTATTCGCGATCTCTGGTATCATTGCCATTTGTTGCTGTTTAGCCTGTGCCTCGGCTCGTTCCTGCCTGATAATTGCTACATCCTCATTAGCAACAATCAAATGAGGAGATATGCCGAGCATCTCGCTGTACTCATCAATCATATCGTCAGCATTGAGCTTGTCTAATACCTCTGGTTTTACCGCTGACATCTGGCCTACTGTCCCAAGGATACGATCCAACGAAGCGATACCCACTGACTTCTGTGCTTGCGCTAACATCGACACATACTCAACACCAATGTCCTGTCCTTGCAACTCTTCAGGAGGAGGAGGGAACAAACCGTCTTCCAGGGCAATGGTGAATGAGTTATCAATCAATGGATCGAGTAGCTCGTTCTGGTTACGCTCCAGGACAGGCCCAAGGATGAGAAGTTTCTCTTCATGTTTCTCTTGGATTTCTCTTGCTGTTTCAGGTTGCTGGCGTTGCTGTGCCGAAATCATCTGGAACATATCAACGAAGAACGCAGAGTTGATACGCCCACGCACATCAGCTATGTCTTCTAATAGATGCTGAAGGTTAAGGTTGACCTCGAATGCTGATCTGATACCACCCGTAGGAGCGGCAGGATCGTAATAGGAGGTTCCACCAGGCAATACATCTTCCATCCCACGGAGCGCCGTAGGAATCTGGAGCGGAGGGTCTGCCTGGTAGTCAATCCCTTTAGCTTTCTTTAGTTGATCGTCTTGCAGTTGAAGAACATCGCCGAGTGCGGTCATGCCAGGACAATCGGAACCGTACACATCCCCACCCCTGACAATCCACCTCGGTGCCAGGACAGGGAACTGCTTGAACCCTGACTCACGCAAGGTCATGTTGTTGTCTTGGCCAGACTCAATGAACACTGACTCCCAAGGCATATTCCTGTTATTGCTTTTCAGGACATCTCTCTCTTTTCTAGGCTGGATGGCGTGTATCACGGTTGCCCATTCATCCATGTTGCCTTTTTCGTAAAGCGCCTGTGATGCCAGGGAAACATTCTCAAACCCAAACTCCTGGACCATTGGAGCTATCTGCATCTGCATCTCGCGATAGATAGTGTCAATCTCATAGCGGTTGTTCTGTGCAATGTAGAACTCACCTACGGTTTGGGGGTAAAGCCTGATAACGTCTTTATGGTCACGGAACACATAGGCACAAGCAGTACCGAATGCCCCCATCTCCTCGTAAATGCTGTGCAATACGCGGTAGACGTTAGACCTGGCAAAAAGATTACGCATAACCTCTGCCGCTTCATTCAGCCATATCTTTACGGGCTGATACTCCATCAACTCGCGATCACGCAGTGCCAGGTTGAACCACTTACGCGCTGGAGATGACATCCCTGCCATCATGCCAGCCGCAAGAACATTCAATGCCCTGGTCGCTGTGGAATCGTATATAGATAGGTTGCGCCTCTCACCCTTGTTACGGTCTTCAAGGAAATACCTGCCTGACCGAGGTAGGATGCTCTCTGTTATCTGTTTCCAGTGAGAGAAATAGGACTTTTGCTCCAGCTTCAGAGTGCCAAGTCTCCTCATGTACTTTTCGTTTTCTTCTGCCATCAGTGCCTCCATGCACATTGCCTGGAGCATCCTTGCCCCAGGATAAAACTACGCCAACAAGTTACTGCTTAAGTTAAGCTCACTATCATCCAGCCCACCACCTGTCAGCAACGTATCCTGCTTCGTTGTGCCACCAGCCTTCTTTGCCGTCTTAATAGCGTCCGTAGAAGAAGTGTCAGCCGCCTTCTTCGCTTGCTGAATAGATGCCGCATTGAACGCTGAATTGTCAGGAGCCTTTGGGGGCTTGGGTGCCATTGCCGCAGTAACAATAGAACTCGCTACCATCCCACCTGCCAGCCACATGGCCGCTGTCGCAGATATTGCGCACATATACTAACCTCCGAGTAAAGTTTTGCCGGTACTCAAGGAACTATCACCAATTCCCTGTGTCCCTTGTGTGAATATTGATGAGGAAGCTCCACTACCGCCCCTACCCTCCTTGAGAGAAGACTGCTGTCTCTTTACCTCACTGACCGCCACCCTTTTCGGTGCCTTCTTTACTGGCGCAGGAGGAGGTGGAGGAGGACTAGGTCGTGATGGTGATGAGAATTTGCCCATAACTATTTGTTCCCTATGTTGAGGCTAAGTACGGGACCAACATCAGCGAAGCCAGCCTTCTTAACCAAGTTAATGAATAATTGTTGATACTTTGGGCCAAGCCCTGCGGTTGCTGTAGAGAATGCGTGAGAACAGCCTTTCTTCTCTGCCCACTCTATTACCGCTTCGATGATCCGCCTGGACGCATCTGTCACTTCACCATTAGCAGGAACCCAGAACTTACACATATAGCAGAAAGGTTTGTCATGGTACTCAAGACTTGCGGCAACTAAAGCGCCCCCGACAATCTCACCTTCATGCTCTGCTATGATGATGTCTTGCGAGTCACCCATGATGTATTGCCAGGTGTAATTAACAGCGTGGTTATCATTGAAATCCAGACCATAATCACTCTCACTGTTTGCCGCTCTTTTAACTTCAAGCAGTGGATAAAGATCATCACTGTCTGCAATCCTGACTGTGGTCTTAATTATCTTCATCATCGTTTCACATGGGCCATCCGTGGCCTTGATTTAGAGGGTTATAGTTTCTACGCTTCTCTGCCATATCGCCACGCATCTTCGCCATTCCCTTCGGTGCTACTGGGTAAGCAAAGGTCAAAGCCAAAGCATCACCCAGGTCAGGTGAAGCCAGCCCTCTCCGTTTCATATCTTCTTTCTTTTCAAGCTGTATCTTATTGGTAGGGGTGAAGCCATACTCAACCCCGATAAGGTCATCCATTAATTCTCTGTCGTCAGGGATAGCACCACCTGGCAACCACTCCCTCATGTTGCCCCACATCTCTGCCCGTTTGTTTTGGTATCTGGCATCTTCTGCCTTACTGCCGAAGTTGACTTCTGTAACATTGACATGAAGCTGTCGAAGTCTGTCAACTACTCCGCCTCCAACTCCACCCCCATCAACGAAGACTGCATCGGCTTGATGCAATCGCACGAACTCCGCA